GGTGCGCTTGACTGCAATGTAGAGCGCGTCTTCTGTGCCTTCAGAGATCACGCACACGCTCTCAACCTCGCCGTCAGTGTCGTGCCGGTGCCAGCCAATGACCTGCTGCTCGCGCATGTACGTCATCGACAGCAGTACACCATCGTCACGCACGCACCACAGGCACGTAAACGGCACCTGCTGATACGCCCATTCCTCGATTGTGTAGCCCTGCACCAGATGCGAAGACAGAATCGTCAGGTCGTTACCGGTGTACGAATCGGAGGCAAACTCGTAGCCCAGATCCCGCACCGTCGATCCCTTGTCCTGCAAGTACAGCGCCGTGTTACCAATTACCTGCGGTGGCACCGTTGAGCTGCCGCGGTAGCCTTGCTGCTTGATGTTGATCGACGACGGCGAGATCGTGTCATTCTCAGCGCCGGCGACAATCCACTCACCGCCCGATGTCAGCAGCACCAGCTTGTCTAAGGTCAGCATGTGCCTAATCGCATTGACCTGGCGCGAGGCGATCGTAAAGTTGACCGCGTCATCATCAGCAATCGGATTGCTCTTGCCAAAATCCACGTAGGCATTGGTGCGCGACATCCACACCGTCTGTGGCTGCGCAGTCGTGTTCGCAAAACACAGGCGCTGTTGGTGAAATGCGACGCTGGCCGGATAGCCTTGATTGCCGCCCCAGGCTTCAAACGCCCACTTGTAGCTGGCCGTGGCAGTTGTTTCGTCCGGTATGCGCAGGATGACCGTGGCCGTTGCGCTCGTGCCGCTGGCCACAGCGGTGATGCGACAAATGCCAAAGCCCGAATGCAGGTAGCGCCAGGTCACCGCACCGTCGGACCAGTCGTCGGCCTCGTGCGTTGGGCGCAGCGACCCAGTGGTTGCGGTATTGGTGGCTTGGTAATACTTTCCGTCGGAGCGCCGAATGTCGTTGGTTGACACCGATTTGCCCGCTTCCCAGGGCTGGCCAAAGTTTTTTTGCTCTAGGTAGAACAGCTGGCCCACGTGATAAGACTGGAACAGCGAACCGCCACTGACTGTGAGCGTCGCTGTGCCGGTCGTTGCATTGGATTGGACAATGAGCGACGTGTTGGTGTTGATGTCTTGAAACGGGCCTTTGATGTTGTCGAACTCGGCCACGGTCCAAGCGTCGTGCGCGGTCCTGCTGATGGTGCGCGGCTGGTAACTTGGGTGGCACACGTACAGCACGTCGGCCGACTGCGTAAAGTTGAGTAACGGAAGATCGGATTCCGACCAGGGTGTAGCCACGCTGACCGGCAAGCCCGCCGAGCCGCCCGAGCTGTAGACCACCTGGCCGCCGTCCTTGTAGATGCGCATGGTCTGGTGGCCAAACTCCAGCACGTAGGTTTGCGTCGTCGAAAACGCGAACGGGATCAATCGATGGCGCCGGCTGCTGCTGGCGACCTCGGCCAAAAACTTTGTGCCGGCGCGATTGCGCACGCCGCCATAGGCTTGCACAATAAAATTGCGGCAGGTCTTTAAGCTCGTGCCGTAGCGTGCCAGGTCGACGCGACCGTACAGCGACGGCGAGAGCTCACCCCCCGTAAACGACGCCTGTATTAGGCTGCTGCCCATCGAGCACTCCCCGTATTGCGATAAATTCGGAATCTGGCGCCGATTGTTCGGTGCTTTCAGTCAGATTGCTTGCCGCTGCCGATGACGCCACCATCATGTAAGCGCTGCGCGCCTGCTCGGCCACCTTGGGCTGTACAGCCAGCGGCATGGCGATTTCGGCGGCAATCAAATAAGACAGCGCCGAGGCAAACATGGGGTCGAAGATCGTTGGGTCCTCAATGCGCTTGGTGTAAATGAGCTCGGCCTGATCCAAGTTGCTGTAGATAACGCGCTGGCCGTTGTAGTAACCCGTCTCAAACGGAATACGCTGGTCGCTGCGCGGTGCGCGCAGGCCGGGCGGAACAATAGCGCGGGCCTTCAAGCAGTCGCGCGGGTAGACATACATGAATTCCCAATTAGGTGGCGCGTCGCCCGCTTCAGACAGCGCCACGCGCGTGTTCGCAAAATTCCACGGATAGTCGCGCAGCGCATAGTCGCGCATCTGTTCGTAGAACAGCGCGCAGACGCGCGCTTCGTTGCTGGGCTCAGTCAGCGAAGAAATAAAACTGGACACGCCAACTCGTGCCAACGCCATGTTGCAGATGGAGATGACGGACGCTGCCATAGATTAGCCCTGCCCGTACATGACTTCGGCCGGATCCTTGCGCTCACCTGGCGAAAGCTCCAGGTCAGTGAGCTGGATCTCCACACTCATCGACTTGCCGTCGTCTTGCGTCTCGTAGGCGCTGGTGCTCTTGACGTAGCCCATGGCCATGACGTTCATCTTTGCGCCCACGTCGGGCAGCGTCGTCATGCCGAGTTTTTCGAGCTCGTCCTTACCCAAGGTCAGGCACAGGCCATACGGGTATTGCGGCTCCTCGTAATCAGTTGCCATCTCGGTAGACTTGGCGTCCGGGCTGCGTTTCATATCGACCATGTCGGGCTCCGCTGTGAATTCGTAAGGCAGGGGCACGTAGCCCCTGCGGTGTTTCAAATAACTTCGCGCTCGCTCACAGGCACATCAGCCTGCAGCTCGCTCAAGGCAATGGGCTCTTGCTTCTTTGCCCTGGCCTTGGGTTTTTCGACAGGTGTATCGTCAGCGACTGGCTCAAACCACTTGCCCTTGGCGCCTGGTTTGATCTCAAACACAGCGCCAGCGCGCTGACGCACACCGCCATAAAAGCCGTCAGTGATTGCTTTGACTTTCATGTCGGTGCGCCCTTATCAGATGGCGTCAGCCGTGGCGACCCACTTGGCCACATCAGTGGTCAGGAAGGCGTTGATCTTGCCTGCCGTCACAGTGGTGGTGCCAATGGTGGCCAAGATGCCGAGATAGCGCTCATAGGTGCCATTAGGCAGCGCTACTGCAGCGATCACACCACCCGCATTCAAGGCAGCCGAGTTCGCCGCAGCGTCGTCGGTCACCAAAGATGCAGAGGTGTAATGCACGCTGGCAGAGCCATCGGTGGCAATAGCTGCTGCAGCGTCGGACGCCAGCTGGAACTGGATCGTGCCGGCAGAGCCGCCGGTGATGATCTCTGTGTCAGTCTGAATGACCAGGTACAGAGGCTGGCCGTTGCCGATGTCGCTGGACGTAGCGCCCAGGTCAATCACGTCACCGATCAGCGCGGTGCCGGCAGAGCCGGCGACCGAGACTGCATCGGCAAATTCATTACGCTCGTCGAGAATCATGATGCTTTCCTTTCTTTGATTGAGCCGATTAGATGCCGGACTCGGTGTTAGTGATGCTGTCGCAGCGGCGCACAGGGATACCGTCAAACATGGTGACGTGCTTGCCTGCTACCTGTTCGATAGTCAGAGTGGAAGCAGCGACCTTGTTGGCGATCTGGCGACGCAGGAATGAGCGCAGCGTGCGGTTCATGTAGAACGCAGGACGGCCCATCGACAGCGAAGGGATCAACTCCACAGCCTGAGTCATCAAATCGATCAGGTCAGGACCGGACGCGGCATTCTTGACCAGGTCTTCCTGATCGAGGTTGACGCGAACCACATAGCGCCAGTCACGAACCGACAGACCGCAGTCCCAGCGATAGTGCGTGCGGTAGGCTTCCATACGGCCGCCGTTGCCGTCCACGTTCTCGATGGTGACCTGGCCTTTGTCTTCCATGTTCAGGCCCGCTTTGCTGCCCTTGGGATAGATACCGTGGACAGTGTTTGGACCCCAGACCACCAGCCAGATCGACGTGTTGTCGGTGGAGTCCGGTGTGGCTGCGCTGGTGATGATGTTGTCGCCATTTTCTGCCGACTGATCATTAAAGCGCGCACCAAAACCTGTGAAGGCTTCAGGCTCGGTTGCTTCGTTGCCGTAGAACAGCGTCGAGGCAAACTCCTGATTCATGCCCTCGATGTGCGCACGGTCTTCCGAGAGACGGAATGCCGCGCTGTTGCCGTTCAGATCCGCCAGCGCCTTGTCGACTTCGGCATACGCTTCGAGCATACCGGTCGCGTCGGTCACTTGCACGGTGCGCGATTTACCAGGCTGCACGCCGCCGTACAGTTTGCGCCACGTTGGGGTGGGCAGACCGGTGCGAACGGTAGTGCGGTGGCCAGTCGGCAGGTTACCTTCGAGCCAGACCATGTCGTCTAAGATCTCGTTGGTCTGGTTCATGATCTCTGCGATCGTGTCAATCTTGCCCTGTGGGTCCAGACGCTTTGTCACGTCCAGCAGGGTTGGGTGGGTAGTTGCAAGGGTTGCCATTTAACTTCCTTTCATTTCATGTTGGGGAACATACGTTTGCTTTGATCGGTTTCAGGCCCGCCGGCGTTACCGCCAACATGCGTGTCCTCGGCCATCGCTTTGCCAATGCGCGCAAACACTCGCACAAGCTCCGGGTGGTTTCCCATGCCGTATGAGTCGAGCGCTGATTTGAGCTCCGGCGTGCCGAACTTGTTGATCGCGTTTTGAGCATGCTTCACGCTGGGCGTGAAACTGTCGCCACCGATCTCCTTGTCCGATTTCATGTCGGATACCCACTTTGCAATCGTCTGGTTCCATCCTTCCTGCTGCTGCTGTACGGACTTCTGCATCCGGTTGGCATATATGCTCGCCAGTTTCTGCGCCTGCTCGTTGTTCAGATTGAGCTCTCGCGCAATCGGATCAAACTCAGCTAGGGCTTCCTGGTCGAGCTCCATGCCATCGGGCAATTGAAACTCGTACTTTTCCGGTGGACCTTCGGGCTTCGCATCCTTGTTATCGGTCTGCTTGTCACCCGCATCTCCGGTGCTTGCATCAGTGGTATCGCCAGACGCTTGATCTGGTTTCGCCTGGTCCACGTTGCCCGTCGGCTCAGTGGTCAGTACGGAACCAGCACCAGCTGCGTCGCCACCTTGTGCCGTGTTTGCGGTGTTGTCCTGCACGGCGTTGGTATCTGCGTCAGCCATTGGTTCTGTCATCCTCTTTGGATTCGTTCATCATCACGACGTACTGGTCAGCAGCTGCTGCCATCACGTCCGCCAAAACAATGAGGCCGATGTTGCGCTGGCCTTCATTAAAAAACGTGGTGCTGTTTCCCGTAAACGATGTGCGAAACACACCAGCCCGGTCGAGCAAACGCCACACAAATCGGCGACCTTCGCGGGTGGACATCATCTTCTTCATGTCCGCCAGCTCGATGTCGCGCAAGCGCTCATCTTTGCGCTTGCGATCCTTGACCTGCGACTCTTCAGCCGCGTTGAAACTTTTGTCCTTGTCGCTCATTTCTTTGGCGGCTTTTTGCCGTAGCCCTTCTTCATGGCATCTCCTTTATTACGCGGGCGCGCCGCGCAGGTTGTTGATCATGTTGGTCAGCGCATTCTCATCGGTGACCTCTGTCTCGGAGAGGGTCTTCGCGCTTTGCGCGCCCTGCTGCGCCATTTGCATGGCCATCATCGAGTTCTGCTGCTGGGCACGCTGGGCTCGCACCTCTGCCACTTCGGCGTCGTCCTTAATGATCGACGGTGGCACGCCAAGCATTGAGCTGTACTCGTCGAGCGCTTGGTCGAAATCGATTTTGTCGAGCACCTGCGGGTTGGCTTGCGCCATCTGGCCGGCAAACTGCATCGTGCGCTCAATCGATGAGATGCCCACCATCTTCATAGCCTGGGCCATCACGCTGATGTACTCGACCGACAAATCTATGCCTTGCAGCTCTTTGGGCGGCGGCGGGATCATGCCGACCTTCATCATGATGTTAAATGCGCGATCAATCAGCGGGTCCAGCAGCTCATCGTTTAGACGCTCAAGCACGGGACCTAGCATTAAAAGCTTCTCTTCGTGGCGCTCCTGGATCTCGCGGGCGGTGATGTTGCTGCGCGAATCGTTGGCAATCATCAGGAACAAATCCTCGAAGAACGCACGGCGAATGCGGCCCTGGTTCTCCTGAATGTCCATCATCAGCTCGTTGATACGCGGGTTGATCTGGTAGGCAGGCGCAAATCCCTGGCCGCCTTGCTGCACATCCACGTAGGTCACATCCCCTGGCAGAAGGCTGGCGCGCTGGTTGCGCAGCGATGAAGGCGCCGTCATCGGTGGATTGACCAGCTTGTCGATTGCCTGGGCCTTGCGTCGCTGCTCGAGCTGCAGCGCTTTGATGTCGCCTAACGCATCCATCGCTGGCGAATAGCCGTAGATGTCCTCGCCCGTCAGCGCCCAGCGAGGCGCCATCAGCGGGAAGTCATCAAAGCCAGACTCGCGCAGAAACTTGTCCTGGTTGTTGCCTGCCTCGTAGTAAACGCTACGAAAACGCTTGTACTTCGATGCTGGCCGGCGCTGGTCGTACTCTTGATTGGGCTCAACCACGTGGATCACATCGATCCAGGCGTCCTTGTTGCCGCGCTCGTAGAGGTTCTTGACTGTTTCCGATACTTGATCGATGCCGAACTGGCCCACCACCTGCGACACCGACATTTGAAACTCACGGTAGCACGTGTCGACATTGCCGCGGTACGACACGCCCAGCATGTAGCTGCCAATCGGATATGGGTAGCAGCGGATCACATCCTCTTGGTCCTCGAGCACCGCAAACGCATTGGTGCCAAAAACACCTAAGTCACCGTATGTAATGGGCAGCGTGGTGTACAGATTGCTGCGCAGGAAGACTTCAGTCATGCGCGTGCGCACCAGGTCCAGCCACATCTTGACCGGCTTGAATTCGTTTAAGCCAGGATCGGGTGTGCGCAGCGAGAACCACGGGCGCGCAGGTGACGTGATGCCCGACATCATGCCGGAGGCCAGTGTGCGCACCGCCAGTGTTGCGGTGTTATCGACGATCTTGGAATTCTTGCGGTCGCCCCGGTTGCGATCGGTGACAACAAAACGGGATTGGCGCGGCAGGATGTAGTCAGACAGCTCTCGCCAGTGCTCGATAAACGACGATCGCTCGGTCTTCAGAGAGCCGAGGCGGCGGTTAAACTGTTCGCGCTTGCTTTCCATCACTTACCCTTTGTCTGCGTTGCTGGCACAGCACCTTCACCCGGCCCGGCAAACGGCGACTTGCCATCGGCAATTCGCTGCATTGCGTGATCGATAATCTTCTTTTCGATCTGTTTCGTTGGCGCCTTGTTCGCAAGCAAGTGATCAACTTCTTTCTTGTTCAAACCCGG